TCTTGACTTTCATATCTAATACAAGTATAATTACATGATGAAAAAATTAACACAGCTCGTTGTCACGATGGAAGAGTGCGGCGAGCTAACTCGTGCTTGTTCAAAGGTTTTGCGACATGGTACAGAAGACCCAAAGTATATCAACAACTTAGTTGAAGAGATGGGTGATGTCATGGCAATGATTCGTATCATTCAACAAACTTATGACATAGATGGGGGTATTCTGGAGAACAGAGTACAGAAACGACTAACAAAGATGAGGAACCCAGATTATACATGAATCTGTTTTACCTAGAAGAAGATCTTGACAAAAACGCTGAGTCCCATGTGGACAAACACGTAAACAAAATGATACTCGAAGCAGCACAGATTTGTTGTACTGTTATCTGGGTAGATGTACTTCTAGGTTTTGTACCCAGAGCTTTAGATAAAGAAGAGTCTGCAGTACTAAATGAATACAAGAAACTTGAGAAGCCTCTCAAGCCAGAAGAGCGAAAGCTCACTCCTTATCTTGGTATGATGTACAATCACCCTAGCACGATCTGGGCAAGATCATCATTGGATAATTACGAGTGGACATTCTGTTATGCTCACTCACTGGCAGAGGAATATAGATACCGTTATGGCAAAGAACACAAATCGTTTTGGCAAGTTGTTAACAAACTACCTGAACCAACACGACTTGAGCGAGTCGGGTTTACCCCTTTCGCATTGGCAATGCCAGACGTCCTCAAGAACCCCCAAGATCCTATACAGTCTTATCGTGATTATTATATGCTCGACAAGGCTACTTTTGCCAGTTGGACTGGCAGACCTAAACCATCTTGGTGGGATGATGACCTTGCGGACTATGAACAGAGGATCACAAGAAAGTGACCGATAAAGAATTAGAAGAATGGGTAAATAAAAATCCCTGGAAGGCGAATGTTATTTATCCAGTCATGGGCATTGCAAGTGCACTGTTTCTGCAGTATACTTGTATTCAGATTATAGACTCTTTTGTTACAGGGAAGTGGGTATGAAAGGAAAGGGCGATCCAATGGTTCGTGCACAGGGCAGAACCAAGCCGGACCGTGGCTGGTATCCAGAAGATTTTGACTGGTATCTAAAATGGACGGCATCTTTAATTATTATTGTATCATTAGTTTTTCGTGCGGCAGGTCCGGAGTGGAGAAGCTATGATTTAGGATTCGGAGTAGTGGGTATTGCTCTCTGGGTCTGGGTAAGTGTTATCTGGAGAGACAGAGCACTTATTATGTTAAACGCTGTATCTTTGTTTATCTTAGCTACAGCAATCCTCCAAGAAATCTAATAATAGGAGAACAGATGGACGTTAAGCTAATTGGGCTAACTAAGCCAAGTGCAGGTACAGGTTGTAATACTGCAGGAGACTTGGTAGCATATGCAGCGAGGGTAAGTAACCCTACGAACCAGAATAATACGAAGACAGCTCCGAAGCTGTTGAAGTATTTAATCAAAGAAGGGCACTGGTCTCCTTTTGAGATGGTGTCCATTACTATGGAGATCAAGACTACGAGAGATATTTCTCGGCAGATCATTCGACATAGATCGTTTTCATTTCAGGAGTTCTCTCAGCGATATGCAGAGGCAGAGACCTTCAGTACTCGAAGACAGGCACGAAAGCAGCATCCAACTAATCGTCAGCTCAGTATGGTTGATGAAGATGATGAGAAGCAGCGTCGTGCTCAAGAAGTATTTAATGAAATGCAAGCCGAAGTAGCTCGAGTAGCAAAGGACCACTATGAGATGGCTCTCAATGCTGGTATTGCAAAAGAGCAGGCACGAGCATTGTTACCCGAAGGCATGACAGAGACTACTCTGTACATGGCAGGTACGTTGCGTTCATGGATTCATTATTGTGAACTGCGGCGGGGTCACGGTACTCAGAAAGAACACATCGAGATAGCAGACCGATGTTGGGATATTATTACGGGACATTTCCCAGAGATAGCGGAGGCTTTAGATGACTGATATAACTACGCACGATCCAGTAAACAGCCCGAAACATTACAAGCGGGAAGACATTGAGTGTATTGATGCGATGCGAGTTACAGCTCTCAGCGAGGAGACGTTCCGAGAACATTGTAGATTAAATGCCTTTAAGTACATCTGGAGATGTCATAACAAAGACAATCCAGAACAAGACTTGAAGAAAGCCATTTGGTATTTAAGAATGTCATTAGGAGACGATCCACGTGAAGACAGTTAAAGCAAGAGTAATAGCAGGAGTAGCCGTACTAGCAGGCTGCTTAATGGTAGTAGAGTCAGCAAGTGCAGACACTCTACAGGAGTGGACCGTATTTGGTGAGCACTCAGATCAATATGAAAAAAAGAAGCGAGGTGTTCAACCTTACGCAACTTATTTCAGTGAAGCAGAAATGTATTGCCTAGGAGAAGGACAGTCCTACCCAGGTATTCTTACTCCTGAGAAAGAGGCACAACTACAGACAAGTGAAATGGTGTTGTGTATTGAGATGCAGATCAATGAGTTAATGCTTGAAGATCAGCTTGAAGAGCAAGGAAGACAGCACCGTCTGTATGAAATTGAAGAAAGTTTACAGAAGCTCATGAAAGAGCGAGAGAACCTTCTCAGTGGCCGGTAAAGGAGACAAGTACCGTAAAGTAGAGTACGGTAAGTACAGAGACAACTGGGATAAGATCTTTAACAGAGATAACCAAGACTTATCCTATGAAAGCGATAACCCCTTAGAGAGACCTTACGAACCAGAGGAAATAAATGAGACGAGTAAAAAAGAAGGAGTACGAGAATTTATCGGACTCCAATATTCAGAAAGTTATAGGCCTACTGAACGACACGCCCCCTATTTCCAAGAAGGATGCTTGCGGTATGCTGAATATAGCGTACAATACCACGCGCCTACAGAGAATCATAGATGATTACGAAGATAAAAAAAGCTATCGTGAATTACGTAAAGCAAAGAACAGAGGAAAGGCAGCAACTGATTCAGAAATCACTGAAGCAGTTGAACTCTTCCTATCCGGTGACTCTATCGCAGCTATCGCAAAAGGATTATACCGTTCAGCTGGATTTGTTCGAGGAATTATTGAAAGGGTCGGAGTCCCTCAAAAGACCGACGCAAAAATAGATTTTCTTCCAGATGAATGTTGCGCCGAAGACTTTGATGAAGGAGAGATTGTATGGGCCGCACGTTACTCTGCTCCTGCAATCGTGCGACATGAAGTCTCTGTTGATTATCAAGCAGAAAGAGCTGGATACTCAGACGTAAACTATGAGAAGAAATATGGGGCTAAGTGCTATTCTATCTATGTGATGGAGAAGATACGTCAGGATCAAGAAATGTATATTGAAGCTATGACTGGAGGTTTTAATGCTTTCTGTCTAGCATATGATCTTGGCAAGCTGACCCACCTTAAAAAGTACGGAGTTGATTTATCACGTATTTAAAAATACTTCTTGACTTTCGTCGCTCATATCGGTATAATACATAGTATTGAAGATGAGGGAACCAATGGGCGACCGATTTTATTTACAACAACTTGAACGCCTGGGCACTTGTCCAGGGTATTATGGCAAACCTAAAAGGAAAAGACGAATGGCATGGGACGACGATAAAAAAGCAGCAGTCATTGCCGCTTATGAAGAAGCTGGTCCAACACCTGAGAACAGCATGGAAATCGTTGCAGAAATTGCAGAAGAGTACGAAGAGTCACCTAACGGTGTTCGTATGGTACTCACCAAAGCTGGTGTATATGTAAAGAAAGCACCTGCAACCAAATCAGCCTCTAGCAGTGGTAGCACTGGCGGTGGTCGTGTTTCAAAAGCAGCCGCTATTGAAAGCCTCACAGCCGCTATTACAGATGCTGGTCAAGAAGTTGACGAAGAAATCGTCAGCAAGTTGACTGGTAAAGCTGCTAACTACTTTGCAGGCATCATCGCTGCTGTTAATTCTTAATAACTAAGCTCCTATATGTTGGGACGACAGAAGATTCTGCCAACCCGCTTCCCTAGGAGCTTTTGTGAAAAAAGAAGAACTAAGACAGCTCGTTGATGAGTATGGTGACGCTGTTATCACTTATCGCAGTGAGAACAGTAATAAACTGAAATACAACGTCTGTACGTTGGACTTCAGTACGCCTTATATTCAACAAAAGAAGAATCGGGCAAAAGAGTCTGACAGCACTCTTTTGCTCTTCTGTTGGGATACAGATTCTTTTCGCCTGCTCAAACCACTGAACGTGACAAGTGTAGTTCCTCTATCCTCCGTTCTCAAAAACGGAGACTAAGATGGAACTGTATCAAGCACCTGAAGTATTTGAAAAGGTTATTCATTACGATGAAGTAAAGGAGACACAAGTCCGTCTTACTATCTCTACTTTTAGAGGTATTGAGTATTTGGGCTTACGTAAGTACTATCTCGATTTTGAGGAAGAGTGGAAGCCTAGTAAAGAAGGTATATCTATGCCCCTTGACTTTGACAACTCTCGGAATCTATTTGAAGGATTAGTAGAAATCTTATCCCTTGCAGAAAGTAAGGACATCATAGAAGAACACTTCTCTGATTTAATTAAGGACTTATATATAAAATAGTTCTTGACTTTTGTTCCTTTTTTCTGTATAATATTGTTTATTGAGTGAGGGAACTATATGCAACATTTTTTAGACAAAGCTTCAGCTATGTACTACTCGGGAACACCGATATTGTCGGA